CAGAATTTCCGTTGTATTTTGTGAAAGGTCGAACCCATACACGTTTTCCTGTTTTGGTGGTTCGGTAAAATCCCCTCACACTTACCTGTTCGGTAGGTTTTGTGTAGTGCCTTTTTGTACCGTCTGCAGGAATAGGTCTGCTATCAATGCGGTATGTGGTTATCAGTGGTGTAGCACCGCCGGAACGGCGGAGGCTTTTTCGATGCTTATGAGAAATACGTTTCTCTTTCTGTTCCGTAGTCTCGATGCAGTTGCGGTAATGAGCTGCAAAACACATGAGAGAGTGGAACTTCAATGCCTCCTTGTATGGCGTTCTGTCAGCGGCAAGAACCATCCGGGCAACCTTTCGTTTCTCTTTGCTTAATCCGGCAGGAAAGACAATGTTTTCGATTTCCTGAGTTTTCGGATCATACCGATAATTGCAGACATACACGCCACCCATATACAGATGCAGCCTGACGAATACACCCTCCTGCTCATAATAGAATTTAATATCTTCCTCCGGCAGCTCAACCAATGCGGAGGGGATGGGGATGCGGAACTCTTCGGCATCCAACCAATCTTTATTTTGCTGATACCATTCAATGATCTTCTCTGTTTTCCCGATGGTATCGACTATGATTTTATTGCAGTTTGTAATATCAATCATGCCTAAGACCTCCATTTCTTCAATGGTTCCTTATAGCATTTGTCTATTTGGACACGTTCTTATCAAGCGGCATCGTGCGCTCCGCCGGAGATACGCGAATGTCAGGAGATCCCACTATCCTTATCCGGTTTCGCATTAAAGCCGGAAAACCTGTCAACCAACAAAGGGATGGTGTATGCCGTTATCAACCCTCATACCGGCAGCAGTTTTCACATTAAAAACTGCCAGAAACCTGTTACACGACACTCAAATAGACAAATCTTATAAGGAACCATTACTATATATGCGCCTCATTTGGGACGGTAAATAATATCAACGTGGGAATCTAATGCCTGTTCAATCTTTTCGTCCGTAACACCCAAGTAACGAGCTGTAACGGCGGCGGAACTGTGTTGATACAGGCGGCGGACCAGTTCAATGTCCTTTCCGTTCTTGTAGTAAATCTCTGTTCCGAAGTATTTACGGAACGAATGGGTGGATATATCCTCATACCCAGGACCGAGCCAGTCGCAAACCTTTTTCAGATGCTTTTGCACTGCCCGGACACCGATAGGGAATATCAGATCATCGCCCTCAATACCCTCGGAATCCGCATACTCAAGGAGAAAGTTGTAGACCTGCTCCTGCACCTTGAAGCGGCGAACCTTTCCGGTCTTATGCTCAATAATATTGAAAGCGTGGCCGGAGGGCGTCTTAATGAAAGAGGAACGCCGGAGGGAGAGTGTATCGCCAATGCGGAGACCTACATTCGCCTCAATAACAAGGATCGTAGCAATCCGGGGATTAGGCTGTATGCAGTCTCCAATGCCCTCATATAAAGTTTTTATGATAGTCTCATACTGCTCATGCGTACAAGCTGTTGTTGTCTTTCCTGCCATTCTAACAACCCTCCTACTTACTGATTTTTCATCAAACCGGCAACAACATTGTTGATTGCCGTCTCAGATACAAACCCACCTTGCAACCTTACCGGGGAAAGAGAACCGTTAGGGAGAAAGAGCATATCGCCATGTCCCATGAGCTTTTCGCCGCCGGCCATATCCAATGCGACCATAGAGTTTGTGACTGTACCAACACGGAGACAGATCTTTGTAGGCATATTCGCCTTAATCAATCCGGTAACAACCTTTGCAATCGGGTACTGTGTAGCGATTACAAGGTGGATGCCACAGGCACGGGCTTTCTGTGCGATTCTTACAATATGTCCCTCAACGGATTTACCGCCCATGCTCATAAGGTCGGACAGCTCATCAATGAAAACTATGTCACGTCTCATAGGAGCGTCTGCGAATTTTGCATTGTAGCTGTCAATGTCACGGCAGCCGGTAGAGGCAAGGACGGAGTAGCGGCGATCCATCTCAATACAAAGGTTCTTCAATAATTCAACCGCACCATTTACATCAGAAACAACCGTACACGCTGCAAGATTCTTATAATACTCAAACTCTGTTGCTTTCGGATCAATGATATATAAGTGCATCTGTGCTGGATTCTTTTTCATCAATAGAGATAAGATGAGGTTATGCAGCACGATTGATTTACCGGATCCGGTCATACCAGAAATAAGGATGTGGCAAGCCTTGGCAATATCAATGTAATGCTTAGAACCATCAACCGCCATACCGATTGCCATTGTGAAACCATCGGTGGACTGGTACTCATTATCAATGAGCATATCGCCCAGGAACACGGTTTCTGTACCAGTCGGAACCTCAATATACACATAGCCATTATCAAATCTCAAAGAGGCGTTGCAGTGTAAGGCTGCCTGAAATTCCTTTTCACGTCTCAAAATGGCTTGCACCTGAGTTCCGGGAGCCGGTTCAATAACATACTGTGTAAGGCGTGGCCCCTGGTTGATCTTTGCAAGGGTGGAGCGGAGGCGGAAAGAGTTCAATACACTCAATATGGTTTCAGCTTCATTCTTTACTCCGTGAGATCCCCATGATGTGTGATAAGTCATATTGCCCTCAACGGTAGGGAAGATATAAGGTTTTGTAAGCTCATATGCCGGAGCAGTAGCGGCGGTCTGTCTCTCTGCGGACTCTTTCAGTCCTGCATTGAGAAGTGCGCGGGCTTCGCTGTGTTTTCTATTTGCGGTCAATGCTTCCATACAGTTAATAAATACGCTTTTCTTTCTCATGGTTCTCAATCCTTTCTTTACCGGATGCCGGTAGTACACAACTTTCTGTTTAATGCCTGTAATTCTTTGATATGTATGTCAATAGCTTTCTGTGATTCGGTGTCACATACAAGGCGTTGCGCCTGTCCGGCGTTCTCTATCATCGTCAATACACTATCACTCAATAATGTCTGTTCTCTATCTGTCAATGAAATAACTACCATGTCATACCTCCTACAACATATCATTACTTGAAAAAGTATTCAAAAGGATCTCGTTGTCGGTTTCTGTTATATCCAGATAATTCCCTGAATCCTCAATAATGTTCAATGCCTTTTCTCTGGTTATGGGTCTTTTCTCTGCGCCCCTAAAAGCAAAACCATATCGGAACATTAAAGGCTTTTCGGATGCCTCAACAACTTCCCTTGCCTTTATCCTGTCTAAAGTTCCATCATAAAATGACATCTTTAACATTTACATATCCTCCTTATCTGCAAAAATAGCTTTAATCTCTGCCATAATGTCTGCCGGTATTTGTTCAAGCCATGAAAAAGCATTGTGCATACTCTCAATATAATCTCCGATAAAGTAATCCCCGGCAGCACCGTGCAAGGTACATTCTACTTTGAAGTTATCCATGTTAAAAATGTATAAATCAAAATCAATGCTTTGTATTTCATCATCCTCCGGCACATCGTCCTCACTTAAATCGTACAATAGAAAACTCTCAATGTCCTCAGCCTTTTTTGAGTATTCAAAGTTTATCAATACCGGCGTTTCCTCTTTGTTAATATCGTTATAAATCAATTTTTCAAAATCCAACATTTGTGTTACCTCCATATTACAACGTGTTACATATCGTTACAATGTAACGTATTAGATTAAAATACTCTCAATCAATCGGCGGTTTCCGGGTGTAACCTCTCCGCCGTAGTTGGAAACGGTCAAGATCAGGTCAATAGCTGTTCTCAATCCTCGAAGCTCGGCAGATACCCGGCTGCGCTCATTGTGGTAGTTCTTCAACGCCTCACGCTGAATAGGAAGCTCAATAGAAAGCTCAAAGCGTGTGCGGCGTGGTGTGGATGGGTTGTTATAGGTGCGATCCATCGCATCAATGGCAGCCATGCGGCGATCCTCTTCAATGCTCATTCGCTTTTCTGTTGCTTCAAGGCTTGACACCTTGGCTTGCAGTAACTCAAAACTGCTCATACCGTTCTCAATTCTCAATGCTGTATTATTCATGGTTTTTTATCCTCCTAAACTCAATATGCTATGCTGTGACTACTTCATAATTTGCCGGGATCCTGGTTACTGGCATATAGTGGCCGGATGATTGGCAGAACCAGAAAGGGCGTTTGAACTGATACGCCGCGGCGTGCTTCAATAGTTCAATGCTTTCCCCAGTGTGGAGAGTAAAGCGGATCACTGCGCCGACAGGTAAATTTTTTAATGCGTGCGGATCTTTCTTTGATTCAATGTTCTTTCTGCATCTCTCGCGCCAGCTATTGGCATATTCTGAATCAGTAGGGGAGAGAAGAGAGAGAATCGAAGCCGGGCAATGATCTTCACAAGGTCCCATGCTTTCCTCCATCGTCTTAACTCCAAAGTTGAAATAATCCCGGTTGTTTGTGTGCGCCAATGCAACGGCGGCGAATGTCTCAACCTCTCCGGTGCTCAATACGGTTGCTTTTACTGCGGCGTAATATGTAGCCCCGACCATGCAAGAGCGGACAACCTCATATTTTTTCGTGTCGTTCTGCCAGGTGTAAAGCTCGTCAATTTCTGCCTTTTTGTCAATAGCTCCGGTTCTGGTGTAGTGTGTTGCGTGTGTATAATCCCATCCCATGATATAAACCTCCTTAATCTCTTACCGGCTCGCATTGTAAACAATGGTTTTTGCTAAAGGTTATCAATGCTTTTTTCGTGCCGTTCTCATGCTTGAAATTTTCAAAAAACTTTATCAATGTATCAAACTTGTAATAGTGCAAGCCTATTTCTGAATACTCAATATAGCGGCGATCCGTTATATAGGTTCCTTGGTTGTCGGTGTACTTCTTAAAAAAACGCAGCTTTTCTATATATTCATCAATATTTACTGTTTGCCCCTCTTGCAGATGTTCCAATACTGCGGAGCGGTTCAGATATTTATAAGCCATCCTAAAGTCTCCGATCTCTCAATATATCCGGCGGAGCCGGGGCGGATGATCCGCCGCCGTCCGCCTTACTCTGCGCAATGATCCAACTTATCTTTTATATCTTCAATATCTGAATTGATGCGCTCAATACTTGCATAACGCTTGCTGTTTATTTTTTCTTTGAATGTCTCAAAGTAAGAAAGAGCATAAGAAAAATAATTCATCTTGTTAGACACGCCACGCGCCGCGGTTGCGTCCTGACAATTCAAAACGGCGTTAGATAATAAAATTCTAGTTGCGTCAATGCGTTTCTGCAGTTCGGCTATCTCATTTGTATAGTCGGCGTTGTCTGCCTCTGCCTGTTTTCTGGTCCGTCTCAATGTTTCTGCTCTCTCCATCAATGCGAAGCGGTGAGGGCGTAACAAGTAGCCGCTTTTGTCGATATGGTCCGCAATATCCGCGGATCGTTTTTCATTTCCGTAAAATGTGTTGTATGGTTCGTATGTGAAACGTGCGCCGCTGCCATCCGTGGCGGTCAATACTAAGGATTTTATATAATCGTTTCCGCGTCCGTCCGTGCTCTTTCTGGCATCGTCCAGAGTATACCGCCGGGAAACATTAAATATTTTTGTTTCTGGTTCTTTTATATAGCATTTATCCTGGGCGATTATAAAAATGCTTTCAGTCTGTTTCTTGCGCAGTTCCTCAAAGTCTCTAATATTAAAACAATAATCTATATCAAGACCAGGGGCAGCGACTCTATAATTCCAATAACTAACACCATCACGGCGACAAGCTGAAAAATTGTTGAGTTTAAGCACAGCGAAATATAAATCTTGCAGACATCGCGAAGCGGTAGGAACAATAAAAACGGAGATTTTACACGCTGCCGGGTTCATTGTCTCGGCTACTGCCTTTTTAACCGTGTTTGCGGTAAATTTCCCGGGCTGCTGTGTGATAAAATACGGCTTTTCAAAGTCGAAGCCCTCGACATCATGCAAAAACTGAAAAGCTTTTTTGTTGATAGATAAAAGATTTTTAATATATGCGTTGTTCATGGTTTAGGCCTCCTTTGCTGCCTCTCTGGCGGTTTCTTTAAGTGCGTACTGTTGAAACTCTCCCACGGTTTCAATATGCAGAAAGTCAGGAGAGAACCGGCGCACGGTGTAAGCTCTACGGCTGCCGTCAAAATTGTTTTCACTGGTAACAAAACAGCGGTTTTTATACAAAGCGGATTCTATACGAGATCCCCAATATTTGAACGTTTCACGGTCGAAGAAATGACCGCCGCCCGTTTTATAAATGGCTTTCGCCTCTGATAATGTCATCATAATATATAAGCCTCCTATATTTTGAGAGGGAGCGCCCCGGAGGGCGCGCGCCTCGTTTCTATCGGTTTAGTAGTTTTCAAAATGTGCCTGCAGAGCTTCGATCTCGTCAGCCGTGAAAAGTCTTTTAATAGCTTTCTTTGTTCTCTGGCAAGCCTTAAACGCTTTCAAGCCTTTTCTAATCTGATCCGCTCCGCCGTCAATATATCCAAACTCTGTTAAAAAGTCCGCCTCATCTGCGCAGCTCTCAACACAAGAAGCATCAGACAAAATGCAATATAAACAATCTTCTTTTGTCGGCTCGTGCGTTGCGCTTGGGTTACATTGATAATCAAATGTATAGCGGCGATTATTTGCCGGGTTGATAATGCGGCACTTATAGAGAACGTGGGACGGTGTAAAAAGGTCCTTTTGTTCGTCTGCCTCTGTTGCTGTGAATTTCAAAGATTCAATAACTTTTTCTGCTGTCATGGTCTTTCCCTCTCTTTTCTGTTGTTCCATCCGGGAAAGCCTGTTATAATAGGAGACAAGCCCCGGAGGGGTGGCGGCGGTCCGTGTCGCTTGGTAGGTGTAGCGGATCGCCCTTTTTTATTTGGTTCAATAGTCGTTTGCGTCAGACTTGCAGACGGCGGCTTTCAGGGGTTCGCCTGTCCTATTCCCTTTTATGCTGCGTGTATATAGGCAACTCGTTCCAGCCATCGCCCCGGCTCAATAGTTCCGGAGCGGTTCCCGCTTTCCCCTGGGAGCGTCGGGGGCGTTAATCATTGTAAAAGTGCTAACTGCTTTCACTCAATGCCGGGCCGGTTTTATACCGCTTTCCCGATCTCGTGCGGTTCTGAAAGTTTCAAAGTGCTTTCATACTTCCAATAACTCAATTATCTTTTTTATATGTGCGGTGTGAATTGGTACACCCTAGCACAGGTTTACAATTTTCCTTTTGCCTGATATATGCACTTATTACCACAGGGGGCAGCCCTCACAGGAGATACAAGCCGGAGGCGGTGGGGCGTGTGTTTCGGTCTCGTCTTAATAAGTGCCGCGCCGCCGTTGCCTTGGTCCGGGTTGGTCCCTTGGTCCGGTCTGCGGTGCGTTGTTCTTTTGGGGTACACCGTGCGCCCTTGCCTGCGCTTGTTTGTTTTGTTGAACGTCCGGCGGTTCGTTGTTGTCCGTTGCGGTTCGTTCTTTATGCTTGTATTGTAAAGCTTATTCTTTACAAAGTCAAGCGGTAAATTTACAAACTATTGCGGTTTGTGAAATATGTATAGCCGACTAAACAAAATAAGGGCGGCTTATTGTGTAAATTGTACACTTTACAAAGTGCAAGAAAACCCAGGCGCAGTGTTTACCATGTAAACGGCAGACTTGACAGGCGGCGCAGATTCCTATAATATATAAGAGTATAGAACAGAAAGGA